AATTATGAAATTAGAAGATTTAAAAGGGATTTCAGCACTCAAGAAACTTAAGGAGTACAAAGGAAAGAACCCATATATAAAAAAATTAAAATACGACCACGAAAATACTAGGGGTGGTATTTCACTTACGGCCACTCAAAGTGCGTACGTATTAAAGAATTACGAATATGAACCACTTTTGGTAAATAGAGTGATTGCTATAACTGAATACTTAGGGATTGAAATGCAGAAGACATATAAACTTTCATTTCAACCAGAAAGAATTCTATTCGAATATATCCTAGGTGAAACAGAGAAATCAATTCACGTTTATGGTAAACTAAAAAGGAATCAAGAGAAATCAGAGATGTACTTCATCCCTAAATCACAAATGCTTGATGACCCGTACTTTGAAGAGATTGACATTGAAGTTGATTTTGAGAAATATACAAAGTTAGACACATTCGTTCTTAAGGACGGAACTGTTGGTAGAACACCATATAAGCATCAGATTGAAGGTGTTAAGTTCTTATTAACTAGAAATGGTTGTATCCTTGCTGATGATATGGGACTTGGTAAGACTTACCAATCAATTATCGCTGCATTAGAATCTGGTGCTGAAAGAATACTTATTGTTTGTCCTTCTGCGGTTAAGATTAACTGGGAAAGGGAGATACAATACTTTCAATGTCATGATACATCAATCATTAATGGTAGTAGATGGGAACAAGCTAAATTTACGATTATAAACTACGATATCCTTAAGAACTTCTGGGTAAGTGATGAACAAAGAAAGAAACATAATAGTGGTGACTTTGTTTGGGAGAACGAACATTTAGTTAAGGGTGACTTCGACTTGTGTATTATTGACTAGGATCACTACTTGAAAGACCATAAGAGTCAACGTGCTAGCATCATGAAAGACCTTTGTGTTAAACACAACATACCTAAGGTTTGGTTGCTTACTTGAACACCAGTTGCAAATAGACCTAAAGATTACTATAATCTACTCGCACTTATAAAGGCCCCTATCGCAAAGGATTGGATGTTCTATGTTACGAGGTACTGTGAAGCTAGAAGTTTCTTTAAACAGCTTAAAAACGGTAAAAAGAAGAAGATATGGCTTACTAATGGTGCATCGAACCTAGAAGAACTAGCAACAAAGACTAAAAATCTTTTCTTAAGGAGACTTAAGACTGATATCGATGATATGCCAGATAAGATAATCACACCAGTATTTCATCAAATGAGTAGTAAAGAAGAAAAAGAATATGAAGGTCTATGGGATGAATACTTAATTGAACGTAAGAAAAAGAAAAAAAGGGGTGAGGTTGATAGAGACCTTGTTGAGTTAATCCTACTTAGACAGTTCATTTCGAAGATAACCATACCTAAGACTATTGAGATGGTTGATAACGCACTTGAACAAGACCAGAAGGTAATAATCTTCACTAACTTTACAGAAGAATTACAAACACTTCATGCACACTTTGGAAGCAATAGTGTTATACATTACGGTGAGATGAGTGAAACTAAGAAACAAGCATCTGTAGATTTATTTCAAAAAAATCCCGATAAAAAGGTATTTATAGGTAACATTAAGTCGGCTGGTGTTGGTATTACTCTTACTGAGGGTACTATTGTTATCTTTAACTCATTTGATTGGGTTCCTGGTAATAATGAACAAGCCGAAGATAGGTCATACAGAATTGGGCAAACAAATCACGTAAATGTTTACTATCAATTATTTGATGATACTATTGCAACTAAGATGTGGGATATCTTAGAAAATAAGAAAGAAGTTATTGCACAGATAATTGGTGGTGATAACGAACATGAAGATGATGAAGTCGTTGCATTGCTAATGGATAAATTAATAGAAGAATTATGATAGAAGTTTATAGTATGCAGAACTGTCCTTATTGTGAAGAACTAAAAGGATTATTGAAAGGTGAAGATATTGAGTTTACAGAAGTAGACATCAACGACCCAGCAAATAAAGAAGAATCTGATATGGTGTTTAAAATCACCAAAGTTGATAGCGTTCCAATCGTAAAGGTTGGAAAACAATTATTAGCACCAGATGTTTCTTTTACTAGTATTAAGGATGCATTTGACCTCACTAAGAGGTTTATGGTTTAACGTCCTTAGCGATTGCTTGTATGTTTGTTATAACGCTTGGAGTTTCTGAGTCCATATAACCAGCAGTGTTGATATCATTACCTAGAAGGGCTCTAACAGCTTCTAATTTTTGTCTGACCACAGGGTCATCACAATATTGGATAGCAATGTCGATTTCTCGGTAAGCATCAAATAAATGATTAGCACATCTATGCATTACTGCCTTAACCATAGACAGTCTTTTATGTGGATTAAACTCTTCGTTTAACTTTTCTTTTATTAATTTCTTTGTTTCCATCATTTATAAATATTTATATAAAAAGAAAACGACTATGGCAATCGACAATGACGACAAAGAAAAATTATTTAGACAATTTAGACATTCACTTGGTGCACCGCACAGACAAGTAGAAGTAGATGATGACCAATTATGTACTTTCTTGGAAATGGCTATTGAGGATTATGCTCAATACGTACAAGAATGGCTTATAGAACACCAATGGCAATCGCTATTAGGGCAAAGTATCGATAAAACAGATATGGCATTTGCATTAAGTGTTAGAAATTTCGATTTCATGACACAATACACATATGCTTATTCAAAACAAGTGGGGCTTCAAGCTAGAGGACCTTGGGAACTTAAAAAAGATTATATTGATGTTGTTGCTGGTCAACAAGTTTATACAATTCCAGCTGGAAGAGAAGTTAACGAAGTACTATGGATAACACCATCAGTAACTGATATGGCTTTATTCTCTAGTATGGGTGGTATTGATATTGGATTTGGTGGTGGGTTCGGTCAAATTGGTGCTGGTGCTGCTGGTGGTGGTATGGGTGCTGGTGGAACTGGTGGTTACTATATTGCCCCAGCTTTTGATGTATTATTGGCTGCACAAGACTTCAACCTTAAAAATAGACTTCTTAGAAGTGAGTTGGTATATAAATTAACTGCTGGTCCTAATGGAACCAGACTTTTACATTTATTGAGTACACCAGGTTCTAGAATGTCATTCGGTAATGCCCTAGGTGGTGGAGCCGCTGGCGGTTCTATTAATCTTGCTGGTTGTCAAGTGTGGTATCACTACTATGACACAAACGGTAACGTTGATGAATGTAGAGCCGATAATCCAGATATTATTAAACTCCCAAATGATGTTCCTTTAGCTAAACTTGATTTTAGCACGTTTAACGAGCCTACTAAGACTGTTGTAAGGAAACTATTCATTGGACACTCTAAGAGAGCCTTAGGGCGTACTAGAGGTAAATTCGGTGGTGTTGTTGGCCCACCAGAAGCACAATTAACAATGGATTACGATTCTCTTGTAACTGAGGGTAATGAAGACATTAAAGAAACACTTGAAAGATTAGATGAAAGACTTATGAGATTATCATCTGAGAAACAAATGGAGAGAGCGGCTAATGAATCCGAAAACTTAAACAAACACTTAAAATACAGACCATTAGGTTTCTGGGTAAAATAAAAAAGGGAAGCTAATTGCTTCCCTTTTTTATTGGTTAGAAGTTGAACTCGTCATCTTCACTATCTACCACCCTTTGTAGTTCAGCAAGTGTCTCTGGGTCTAAATCCTCTGGGATTACATCCTCAGTCGCTAACTTAGCTTCCACTTCTGGTGACACCTCTACTGGTTTATCTTCTCGTAAGGATGGCCACACATCAAAGTCTAGTTTAATTTGATTGTCCTCAGTTTTACCACTAGTCCCATTAGTAAACTCATCCTCTGCTTTATAGTCTAACCATTGGTCATATCTATCATCACCTACAAGGTTACCGTTGTTAAGGTAGAATTGTTGTCTTTCTTTGGCAACATCTTCATATCTCCACATATCATCGAATTTACAAAGAGTTTCTTCCCACTTTCTTGATTTCAAGTAGTAAACCGAAGTCTCTTCATCTTGATACAACTCACATATGATTTCAACCATCTTAGGAAGTGTACCATATATTTCTATATCTGATAAATCCTTAACCTCAAGTGTTTGGAATATAGCATCAAGTCTATCCTTTTCTTCTTGGATACCATCAACTCTTGCTTGTGCCATTCTTATTTCATAATCAGCAACTATTTCATCCCACTCATCTTGTTCCATAAAGTTAGGTAACTTATTAACAGATGTCCAGAATCTAATCTCTTTATCATCCATTGTCATAAGAGCCTCGTAAGAATCTTGGTCTTCCTCATTAAATGGTTCACCAGCAATCAACTCACATTCTTTTTCAGTGAATTCTTTTCTTTGCTCTAACTCCATATGAGTTTTCTTAGTTTCTTTATCCTTAACCTTAACAACCTCAATTAAAATGTTATCAATAGTTTTAAATGTACCTTTATATTTACCCTTAGTAATTTCTACTTGTTTTTCTCTCATATCTTTTGAGAAACAAACTAAAAGAGGTCTAATTCTCTTGTTGAATGCATTGATATATCTAGCAACGTTGTATTCGTCAGTAGTTAAATCTGGATTCTTTTCCATCTGTTCCCTAGAAACCATCTTACAGTTAAGTTCAATAGTCTTAGCTTTAGTCTCCTTATCAGTAATAGTTTTAAGGTCGCCAGTTGATTTAGACTCACCAGTATTAACATAATAGATGATGTCACCTAATGATACGTTAATACCTTCTCTAACAACCAATTCCATGTGTGCTTGTCTTGGGTTACTGTTACCAGCTTTATTCTTACCCTTAACGTGCTTCTTATAAGCTTCTACAGATTTCTTAACCTTACCTTTAGAAGCAATCTTCATAAGTGGGATTTGGAAATTGTAAATCTTATCGATATAATCGTAGTAATAGTTAACAAATGAATGTCCATCACCATCTAATAACATCTTGATTCCAGTATCTAGGAATTCTTCGATGTAGATAGGCATTTTATTCGATTTAACGGTGTTTCCTACTAATTTGACCTTATCCCCTATCGCATTGGCGTAGTTCTTTCTAGCGAAGTTAATTGTAGACGAACAAACATCATCTAAATCTAATCCCATTCTACCTTCCATATAAGTTTCATTGAACTCAGCTAAGACAGCATCAACACCCGTAAGTGTAACACCAGCGTTACCTTC